GCCAGGTGCAAGGTCAAGACAGATACAATCACTTTACATCGAAAACGAAGAAGGCGAGAGATTCAAGTATCCAATGACACACCTAGCAGGAGCGAGAGCCATGCAAAGACACGTGTCAAATGGCGGAAGACCGCATGATGAATTTGGACAGCACATTGTTTCAACATCAGAAGACATAGCCAAATTAAATTCATTCTCAAGATACGTTACCAACAAAGATCAGTTAAATGATAATGCTGGTGACATCATTGAACAGACTAAATTGAAACTAGAGAACCTAAGAGGTTACATGAAAAACATAGCTAAACAAAGTCACTATGAAGCGGCATCTAAAGATTTCAAAACAGCAGACGAACAAGTACTAGACGACGAAACTGTTGCAAAATTAAGAGAGAAGTTTACTTTAACAAACCTAGACAACAGAGTGGAAGATGCACTACCACTTATCAATAGGATAATGAGTGAGTATGACGATGAGGACCAAATGAAGATAAAAGATACACAACCTACTGTGATACCAAAAGATACTGATCCTATCAAAGCAGAACCGGAACCACAGGTTGATCATGGTGCAATAGTACAATCATTCTTGACTGATCCTGAATCAAAACTGATTCTAAGGAAAGATGCATCTGCAGACAAGATGTTGTCAGCAACAAAATTCAAAGACAAGAGCACAATGCTCGGAGCAATACTTTCGGACATAGCATCGAGGATGCTTACAAAAACAGGTGAAGAAGACAGGGTGGCAAACTTTGCTTCAAGAGTGGCAGATGGCATTGAGTCAGAAGGTTCTGCTATGTTCAAACCAGGTCCAGACTACAACAGCAATAAAAAAATTGCAGTGCAGTTGGCAAAAAGATACATTGACGATTACAAGAAAATGCAATCAGATCCAGAATACGGAAAAGAAGTGAGAATGGATCCGGAAGATTATAATCCTAAGAAACATCCTAAACTGGACAAGAGAGCTAGGGGTGAAGCAACTGAATTTGAGGAATGGGCAGAAGGTGTTGCCAATGAATACGCAGTAGCACCCAGAGACGAAGAGGACAGGAAAGAAAAATTAAAAGCATTACAAGACCTACAATCAAATCCAAAACTAAATGATCCTGAAACAACAGATGCAATCAAAAAAAGAAAACAAGAATTAACACAGAAAGAAGAAAATCAATTAGAGGGTTTAACTTTTGAGGACATCAAACCTTACGTTTCGATGTACACAGACAAGGATGGTAAGAAAGTGAATGCCGTGCTAGACAAGGACGGTGAAGAAGTTTTCAAAACACATGACGCGAAAGCGGCAATGGCATACCTTTCACAGAACTACGACAAACTTAAAAAAGAAGACAATGCTCCAGACATGGTGATCAGAGATCCAGATGATGAAGCAGAGGACAAAGAACAAGAAATAGCTAAAGATCAAGAAGAAGCAGAAAAGATCAATACAGAACTAGATAGAATCAAACAACTAGCTAACATCTAAAAAAACACCCACTTTACCAATAATAGTAGTAGACAACTGATAAATATAGTTGTATATTATGTACTATATGTCTAATATACATTTAGGCAAATTAAGGCAACTTAAAACTAACAAACATAGGCACACAAGGAGGCTTACATTATGGCATCATTAGCTGAAATAAGGGCGAAGTTAAAATCCCAAGAAGTGAATCGCTCCACTTCCTCAACAGGCGGAGACAACGCCATTTATCCACATTGGAACATAGCAGAAGGATCAGAAGCAGTAATCAGATTCTTGCCCGATAAGGATACAACAAATACATTTTTCTGGACTGAGAGAAACATGATCAAATTACCTTTCGCAGGTATCAAAGGTCAGACTGATTCTAGACCAGTGCAGGTACAAGTACCGTGTATGGAGATGTATGGCAAGACTTGCCCAGTACTAACGGAAGTTAGACCATGGTTCAAAGACAAGAGCATGGAAGACATGGGCAGAAAATATTGGAAAAAGAAAAGTTATATTTTCCAAGGTTTTGTTACAACAAATCCGTTGGCAGAAGACTCAACACCTGAGAATCCGATCAGAAGATTTATAATCGGTCCTCAGATCTTTAACATCATTAGAAGTGCATTACTGGATCCAGAGATGGAAGAGATGCCTACTGATTATGTAAAAGGTGTAGACTTCAGAATCAACAAAACTACTAAAGGTGGTTACGCTGATTACTCAACATCAAAATGGTCAAGAAGAGAAAGAGCTCTGGACGAAGCAGAAAGAGCCGCAGTAGAAACACACGGGTTACACAACCTGGGTGACTTCAGACCAAAAGAGCCAACTGACGCAGAAGTAAAAATAATTAAAGAATTATTTGAGAAATCTGTAGAAGGTGAAGCTTTCGATCTAGAGCAATATGGACAGTATTACAGACCTGCTGGAATGGCTTACCAAGCTAAACCGCAAGTGACTGTACCAACAGCAACTCCAGTAACTGAAACTGCCACAGCGACGGCACCAGTGACTGAATCTGCACCAGCACCACAACCAACAGCGGCTCCGGTAACGGCGGCTCCTGCAGGTGACAGTGCCAAGAGAGCAGAGGACATCCTGAAGTTGATTAGATCAAGACAAGCAAAATAATCTGACATTTTACCTAGGCCCTGATATTGACGTTAGGGCCTAGGTATGCTAATATATGATACACAAAGGATAAAATTATGACAAAAGTATTTGACGCAACTAAATTTAGAAAGAGCATTACAAAATCAATCCAAGGTCTGGGCATAGGATTTAGCGATCCCACAGATTGGATATCAACGGGAAATTACGCATTGAACTATTTGATGACTGGCGATTTCAACAAAGGAATTCCACTAGGTAAGGTAACTGTTCTTGCAGGAGAATCTGGAGCAGGTAAGAGTTACATAGCATCGGGAAACATTATCAAGAATGCACAAGACCAAGGCATCTTTGTTATATTAATCGATACAGAGAACGCACTGGATGAGAAATGGTTACAGGCACTGAAAGTGGACACATCGGAAGATAAACTTTTAAAATTAAGTTTATCCATGATAGATGATGTAGCAAAGACTATTTCAGAGTTCATGAAAGGATATAAAGACGCACACTCAGACGACAAAGAAGGTGCACCTAAAGTCTTATTTGTTATAGATAGTTTGGGTATGATGCTTACTCCAACTGATGTCAATCAATTTGAAGCAGGTGAAATGAAAGGTGACCTAGGTAGAAAACCCAAGGCACTGACAGCACTTGTGAGAAACTGTGTCAACATGTTTGGTTCATGGAACGTAGGACTTATAGCAACCAATCACACATATGCATCGCAGGATATGTTTGATCCCGATGACAAGATATCAGGTGGACAAGGCTTTATCTATGCCAGTTCAATCGTTATTGCTATGAAGAAACTTAAACTGAAAGAAGATCTAGACGGTAACAAAGTAACAGATGTAAGAGGTATAAGAGCCGCTTGTAAAGTTATGAAAACAAGATACTCTAAACCCTTTGAATCAGTACAGGTTAAGATTCCGTATGAAACAGGTATGAACCCATACAGTGGGCTAGTTGACCTATTTGAGAAAAAAGGTGTGCTAGTACAACAAGGAAACAGACTGAAATACATCGATAAAGCAGGTAAAGAACATATTGACTTCAGGAAACAATGGATCGGTGATAAATTAGATATGCTAATGGCAGACTTCAAAGAACCAACAGACTTTGCTGACAAAGAAGAAGAGCCAGAAGTTAAAACAAAAGCTAAAAAAATAGAACCAGTTAAAGAAACAAAATAGATGATAGACTTTACACACGAAGACATTGAACGTTTGTGGAACTCAATTGTACATTACGTCCCTGAGAGACAGAAATTGGACATGGCCATTGATTTTATTAAGAGTTTAGAGGACATCGGTGTAGAGCATGACGAACTAAAAGCATCTGCAGAATACGATCCAAAACTTGAAGAAGCAATAGCAACTGTGTTTGAAGAAGAGGAAGTGGACGAAGATGGATATAGTGAGGATGAATGATAAACTGGTACAACGAAGTAAGTAGGAACCTAGCTAAAATACCCGATTGTGTAGCGTACTTTGACCAAGAATTAATAGAAGCAAAGAAGCAGTGTAAGATATACGGCAATCTAGAAAAAGCGGCCGCTTCATTGCCTGGTATAGTTGAGGAGAGGTTTGGACAACTGCAACAGCTAGAAGCCATACTAGAATACTTAAACATAGAATTAAGAAGATTAAGATCCAAGACTTTCAGAAAATTCCTTGAAAACTACAACAGAGCATTGAGTAGTAATGACGCAACAAAATATGTTGACGGGGAAGATGATGTTGTTGACATGACAAAAATAATAAACGACTTTGCACTGATAAGAAATCAATGGCTATCCATCACCAAAGGCTTGGACCAAAAACAATGGCAGATAACAAATATTGTTAAATTGAGAGTGGCGGGCATGGAAGATGCCGACATCTAATAGAATCATACTCACAGACGTAGACGGAGTGTTGTTGGAATGGGAACACCATTTCACCAAATGGTTACAGCTACGGTCATATTTTGACAAAAAAGGATTAAGAAATTATCCTTACAAGTTAGTAGACACTGGACAAGACGACTACGAGATGGCTAACAGATTTGGTGTAAGCAAAGACACAATCCGACAAGAGATCAGAGAATTCAACAGGAGTGCTTGGATGGGAACACAACGACCTATGTTAGAATCGCAAACTTGGGTAAAACTTTTAGCGGCAGAAGGATGGACGTTTGTTCCAATTACATCGCAGACATCTGACATACCAGCACAGTGTCTACGTAAGAAAAGACTAGGTGAATTGTTTGGTGACCATATCTTCACAAATTACCATATACTAGGTACAGGAGCAGACAAAGATTCAGCATTAGCCGAGTTTCACGACACCGGACTGTATTGGGTCGAGGACAAACCTAAGAACGCTTTAGCCGGGCTCAATTACGGTTTAAAGCCCATATTAATCGACCATCCATACAACAGAAATTTTAATCACCCCGAGATCATACGTGTAAATAATTGGAAACAAATACACGAGATATTATCCAAATGAAGATTTATGTAGGCTGGGATTCAAGAGAAGACATTTCATACCAAGTGTGTGAACACTCTATCAAACGCAGAGATCCCGAAGCAGAGGTACAACCACTCAAACAGAACGAGATGAGACAGCAAGGCATCTACACTCGCGAAGTAGACAAGTTAGCAACAACAGAATTCACGTTCACAAGATTCTTTGTTCCTCACCTTAACAACTACAAAGGGTGGGCGGTGTTCTGTGATTGCGATTTCCTTTGGAAGATACCAACAAAAGAACTAGAGCAGTACTGCGATGACTCCAAAGCGGTAGTTTGTGTGCAACACGATTACACACCGGAAGAAGGATCAATCAAGATGGACGGACAGGTGCAAACAGCATATCCAAGGAAAAATTGGTCAAGCATGGTGCTCTGGAATTGCGGACATGAGAAGAATAAAATATTGACTCCGGAGTTCCTGAATAAACAGACTCCAAAATTCCTACACAGATTCAGCTGGCTAGAAGATTCAGATATTGGATCACTACCACATGAATACAACTGGTTGGTGGGTTGGTATAAAGAACCAAAGGATGGTGTACCAAAAATACTACACTACACAGAGGGCGGACCATGGTTTGATGGTTACAGAGATTGCGAGTACTCCGACGATTGGAAGAAGGAAGTCATCAACTTGTTCAGTGCATAATGGAATTTTTCAAAAGACTACACAAAAAATATTATCATACAGATCCAGTAGAACACATCATTGGACAACAGATACTTAAATTGGCCGAGTACGATGACCTGTATGAGAATCAAACACGTTTCGATGGCACAATCTGGACAAAATTTAAAGAGACACACAAATTAACTTGTCAGTTTTATGATGACCTAACAGAGATAGATCTTTCAAATGACATCACATGCTTATGGTTCTTCCGAGAACGGGCTGATAGATCTTCCGGTAATGATGATATATTATTAAAAGATAAAACGATAACCTACAATCCAAATGCAATTTTTATTACAGCATCAAAAGAAATTAAAATTGGCAAACGAAAGAGATTCTTTCCTAGGAGACCATGCGTACAAATAGACATAAACAACGAGATGTATTTAAATATAAAAAAAGGATTGGACATAAATGAGTGAAGGTGAACGATTTGTAGAGAAATGTTTACAAACTGAGGTGCAGTTGCAACCATGGCCGTACCAGGTAATTGATAACACCCTGAGTAAGAATGCTTTTACAAAGTTACAGGAAGGTTGCGATAAAAATTTAAAATTTGTTACAACAGAACTACATCATATATTTCCAGATCAATACAAAGATTGGGACATAGATTTCTACGACGAGACCGTAGACATATGCACTAACCTGTTGAGAAATATAAAGAAACTTGTTGGAGTATATCCTGCCAGTAGATCATATGAAAAACTTGGAGTGAACGCACACGTTTCAATTACTCCAAAGTTGCCATACAAATTCCATGTACGCCAAGAGGGACTAGAAAAAATATGGAGTTCTGTCACATACATTACACCTGAAAAAAATGTAGGGACAAAAATGTATAAGACAAATAACTCAGTATCGTTTGTTAAAGAAGCAGAATGGAAAAGGAATAGCACATTTATATTCTGTGGACAGGAGAATAAAACATGGCATTCATATGAAAGTGATCAAGATTGTAACAGGATCACATTGAATCTTTTCATACAAAAGACACGTAAAAATAAATGCTTTATGGAGTTTGCTGATCTTTAATAAAATCCTGCAGTGCTTTGATGTCTGTATTGAGGTGTCTCTGCTTTACCTTGTCCCAAACAAAGTTATCCCTGTTATTGATGTTTAGGTGTGTACGCACTTGTTCACCCGTGTCATCGAACATCTTCTTTGCTTTAAACACAACAGTTGGCAGATAGAGACATCTTCCCAACTTACGTGCAACTTTTTGTGTGTACGAATCAACGTGCCAGTGCCAGAAGAAAGGCGGTGCTAGATATCCCAGCGTATTGATCCAGTTCTTGTGTACAGCAAAATGTGCCGCAGGCAATGGTTTGTCAGACCACAAATTAGGTTTATCCATGTTATACTTTAACGTACCTTTCATTCTTCCATCGCTGGGCACAACCATTAAGATTCTGTCTTGATACCTGTTGAATTCGTTTACAATTATGTTGTCCCACCCTTGTGTTTGTATTTGCACATCATCACCCATGAGCATTACTATGTCATGTTTGGCCTTACGAGCCATTAGATTCCAACTGTAACAAGTGGACTGGTTTGGGCCGACTGTGTAGTGTTTCTCATCTAACAGATCTTTGTACTTTTCTAACGTGGTATCGTCTTCGTTTAGGTAGAATAAAAATTCAGTCTTACCTGTTTGTGTAGCTGTTGCTGTATCAACTAAACGTTTTGCTAAATCGGGTCTGCCTCTTGATGGTATGCAAAACGAAATCATATTAATTTATTCTTCCAGGTCTCTGGAGTCTTGTCGTTTATGATCTCCAACGGTAAGTGATATTGAAATTTCTTTGTGCCTCTGGTCCTTATGTATTCTGCAGTCTTTTTGACCGACTGTCGCATGTTTGTTGCTGTGCTGTAACCTAATAGTTCTCTTGCTTTGTCTGACGAACACACCGCTAGTTTGACTTCCTTGGGTCTGTCTTTATGATGTATGGGATCTAAATTAATTCCTGTTTCATTGGCACAAGCTTCTGCTAACTCGTTGATTGTTATAGGTTCTTCGTCTGGTCCAATATTGATTACTTCTCCAATAACATTATCTTGGAATGCAAGTGCGTTCAAACAGTACAAGCAATCATCGATGTAACTGAAACACCTTTGCTGTTCTCCATCTCCGTATATGATAGGTTGTTTGCCTTGTAACATCCTGTTCAACATTATGGACATCACATTTCGGAACGGGTCATCATACTTCTGTCTTGGTCCAACGATGTTGTGTGGCACAGCGATCACATAATCTACCCCGTGTGTTTCGCATAAATTTCTCAGCACATCCTCACCGGCCTTCTTTGCGATACCATATGGATCCTGTGGACGACACTCGTAATCTTCCTTGTACGGCATATTGTCATGGTGTCCATACCTTGCCATGCTCGAACAGTACACAATACGTTTTACCTTGTTCCTTATTGCCGCTGTGATTGTTGTGACTGACGCTTCAAAAATATTTCTCGTGACAAGCACTGGGGAGAACACAGACAGTCCTTCGTATGCAGTAGCGGCGGTGTGATACACTATGTCACAACCTTCCATTGCTTTGGTCATGTTCTCTAGATCACAACAGTCTACTTGATGGAACTCCACATCCTGTGGCACGTTGTCTGTGTACCCACCGATCATGTTGTCATTGCCGGCAACAGTGTGACCCTCTGATAGCATTAGATCTGCTAGGTGCGAACCTAAAAATCCTGCCACACCTGTTATGAAAATCTTCATACGTCTATTTACTGTTACCTTTCTTACGCCACACTACATCCGGCCAAACCTTGATCATGATTTCAAATCCAGTTTTTCTTAGATGTTTTTCAATTTCTAGATTACTGCTTCCATATTTCTTTGAATTATTATTAAGTTCTATCATTAGATAGTCAACATTTTTCAATGTATTCTCAGCACCTTTTAGCACTTCCATTTCAAAACCTTCAACATCGATCTTGATCAAATCAACATCATCGAGATCCAAACTGTCTATGGTTACCATGGGTATGATGCCATCTCCTACTACACGTTTCGCCTGTGTGAAATTGTCTTCCGACAATGATATCATTTTTTCTTCATTGCCCACTGCGAGTTGATGTGTTTCAACATCTTCGGGACAATTCTTCACAAGGCATTCGTAATGAACGGGGTCTGGTTCAAAAGCTATCACTCTCCCACAAAACCCATTCATGGCCATCGTCCATGTGCCCACCCATGCTCCGATGTCTAGCACATGATTGAACTTTATATCGTTACTTTTGCAGTGGGTGATAAGTTTTCCGAGACACTTGTTCTGTGTAAAATTTTTATCTTTTTTCCAATCCTCGATGTGTACATCATTTGACGGAACCCAAAATCCATTTATTTTTTCAATCGACATTCCATATGTCCTTTACAAGAGGTTGTAGTTCAGATGCCCATGCCTTTTGTCCATACACATTTGGATGTTCGTCTAAATCCGAAACAACGAATTTCTTTTTGAGACACCAGCCATGTTGGGTTTCATTAAAACTACCTTGTAGTTTATAAAAATATTTTTGGTCCACTTTTTCCAACAGCCTTCTACACTCATTGGTTAGTGGTCTATCAAATCCATTGTGCAGTGCGTTGAACATCAAGTATGGAGTCTTGTTTAGTTTTAGAAACGACTGCATGTAGAGTATTTGCAGAGCGGTTCTGATCTGTCCATCTGCCTCCAGTGCCGGTGAGTAGTGCGTTTCTCCGTCATGTATCCATGGAGTGAATGGTAGATCCTTGTACTTGGGAGGCGATACCGGATCAACCATCTTCCATGTGTGCCAGTGTGTGTTATTACGAGAGGTTGTCAGTGCCTCACGCCTGTTCGAACTGGTAAGTCCTATCAACACAAAGGCTTTACGTAATTTAGTTTGTGGCAATTTACGTGCTATCATCTCGTTACTGATACCGTTCTCTGCAATTTTAAAAAAATCAACACCTAGTTTCTTGGCCAGCACTGATCCACACGTGTGAGGATACTCGGCATGTACTCCGTATTGCTTTTTAAAAGTACTTCTGTTTGTAACATTAGTCGCACGTGCACCAGATTCAATTCCCTTGATATAATCCGGGACACCATTGCCCATTGCGAAAGAACATCCAAAGTGTATTAATTTTTGCATTACAATATCCCCTTGTCCATTAGTATCTCAACTGCCTTACCGTTCTCAAACTCCTCCGGCGTGAACTGCTGATATGCAAGGCTGTACAACCATTCTTCAGCCCCAACAAAAAACGGATCCTCTATGTCTGCCAGTTCCTGTCCTGCAATCTCCTTGGCAAAACTCTTGTTATCAGCAATAGTCGGTATACCCATACACTGTGCTTCTATGGCCGCTATTGAACAACTTGTAACCAAACACCAGGCATCCTTCAGGTCTTCCGCCAATGGTACCTTTGCCTCACTGGGTCCTGAGGTTCCTCTGCCACGTGGTTTATACCGTATCCTTATAGGCCTGTCTGTGTATCTTTTGAGCTGTTCGATCGTTTCCTCTAACCAATTGGGTCTGTCTAAGTAGTTGTTTATGCTGTCCGAGCTCGGACACACCAGTACGTAAGATCCCTTGAAGTTTGGTGCTTTTATTTTCATACCAAACTTCTCAAATCTATCAGACTTACAGTCTCTGATGTAGCTGGCATGTATCTTGTTCCTACATATACGCCAGTAATGATTATCTGGCTTAAGATTATTATTGTCAAATCTGCCAAAGTAGGGAGTATCGGTGAACCAATATTGATGCTTACGTGCTTCCAGCTTCTTGATCATCTGCATGTTGTTGTTTACAAATCCCCAGTACATCGAATTGGGCATGGGCTCTGTTGCGATACTGTTATCAAGAATCTTCACTTGTTCGGGCCATGACTGCTTGACGCCGTCAAACACTTCCCATGCCTTGCTCTTCTTGTTGTTAAATGGTGCGTAAATCGTTAGCATCAATAAATTCCTTTAGCTGTTTTGCCCAGTCCTTATGTCCTTCAGGAGATGGGTGTATGTCTCCAGGAGAACATTGTTGATTATTATCTACCGTGTAATCCTTGTGTGATGTTTCTGGTCTGAAGTATCTCGTCTTGTCTATCAAGTTCCATAATGCTTTTACATCCTTGGACTTGTGATCAATTTTAATATCAGGATCTGAGATTGTTTTGTACATCACATAAGGGTATTTTTTAATCTTGAAATAGTGCTGTAGATTCAATGTGGCCTCTATGGACTCGTACTGTATCATCTGATCAAGATCCAATTTCATTGTAACAAAAAGATGTCGGAAAAACTTTTCAGCTTCCGCAGGCACTTGCGGCTTATATGTTTTCCATGCCGTTGCCAACTCTGGAAATTTATGTTTTTTGTATTGGTCAGTTGTAGGATAATCAAATCGCTGTCCCGATGTTATACCAATCACAAAGAAACATTTCTCTGCCAACTCCGGGTTCTTCTCACACCAGACCTTTGTTGTTATGCTACATCTCTTGTTGCCGCGGCCTCCACCACCAAGATGTAGTGCTGTTTCCAAATTCATCAGTTTTGCCAGTTCTGCTCCAACGTGAGTGTCAACTCTTTGTTTGGGTCTTGTCGTGAGGAATGAACAGCCGTTGGTAAAAATATGAGTGGGTTGCATAATAATATAATTAATTATACACTAAAGACATCCATGGCGCAACTTGTAAAAAATATTACCAGCATAAAGTATTTCTTGGACAGACATGATATCATAGACAATTCCTATGATATCAACATGCAATATCATCCAACTGTACCAAACAAGTTCACCAGCAATCCAACATTCGTGGCGGAATTTAACAACTGTTCCGTGAACAGTTTACCAATTTTGATCACCGAGGATAGACACATGATCACAGAACACCTGTGGTCCATGCTGGATCGTTACAAGAACAAACCAAACAAGCATCACGGAATGTGGCACTCGTGGGGTGAGGAGATCAACATCGAGATGCCACCAGTGACCAAACAGTTTGATGGAACAAACAAGTATGTTTGGTTGCCAATAGACAAACACAGCACAGGCAATCCATGGCACATATGGATTGATGTTATCAGTAAGTTTAGGCTAATGGAAAAAAGGTGGTCCACTAATTTTACAAAATACATTTACATACTAGCTAACCCTAGTCCATACTTTGACAAGGTGGCAAAAGAATTATTCCCCAACTTAAAATATTATGTGATGCCGGAGGGAGAGACTTGGAGATTCCAACATCTACTGGCACCATCTATGAGCAACTGCAATGACGGGGTTGTCACACCACACTTGCCGCCATGGCTACGTCACTTCAAGGGATCGTTTGGAATACCAGAGAATCAGCAACCATTTAGGAAAATATTTGTATCACGTGACAAAGCACACACCAGGAAATTAAACAATGCCAGCGAACTTTTGATGGCACTTAAAGGATGGGAGTCTGTAACACTTGAGGACCTGCCAATAAAAGAACAAGTCAAAGTGTTTGCAGAAGCATCACATGTCCTAGCAACACACGGAGCAGGTATGGTCAATGCCCTGTGGTGTAGAGAAGGAACAAAGATAGTAGAGATACAAGACGAGAGGATGTTACACAAAAAAGTGTATCCGTTGCTATCAAACAGCTTGAAACTGAAGCACGAAGTTTTTGTTGCAAAGACAACGCCAATAGCAACAGATGGTAAAAAACCAAAGGGTGTGAAAAGACGAAATGATCTAATCAATTTTGACGTTGACGTTCCTAAATTAATTAGACATTTAGACTGATATCATTTATAATATAACCATGTATTCATTGTTACAGAAAAAACCAACAGTACAGACAGATCCCTACCCACATGTGATCATAGAGGAGGCCTTACCATGGGATCTCTACGAGGCACTGGAAAACAGTTTTCCGGAAGGCATGGTCATGCAAAAACACAATGCCTACGACAATGGAATCTGTTTTAGGCTGAAAGCAGATAAACTACTGGATCCAACAGGTAGTGTGCCCGGAGTATGGAAAGAATTCACACGTTATCACACATCTGCAGAATGGTTCAACGAAGTGAATGAGCTTTTCAGACCTTATATGCCAAGTGTCCTACACAAAACATTCACAGAGGATGATTTGGGTGCAAGGGGTTGGGCGGACGAAAATAAAAACATATGGACTGATTGTCAATTGGTCATGCACAGACCCATAGAAGAAATAACCACACGTACACCTCACATAGACAATCCAATGGAGATGTGGGCAGGATTGTTGTACATGCCATGTCCAAACGATCAAAGCACAGGTGGAGAATTCCAAATTTACTCGACACAGTCCAGTGTGCAGAAAGTTGACAAGAAAGCAGGAAGGCAAATTTACGACAGTGATCTCGGCACGGTGATCAAGACAATACCTTACAAGAGGAACACGTTTGTGATGTTTGCAAACAATTCACCAAACACTGTACACGGTGTATCTCTGAGGCAAGATGCAACACTCAACAGGAGAAGTGTCAACATCATTGGAGAATTCAAAAGAGGCTACGCAACAATGTACAACGTACAGGAAGTGAAATAATGAACTACGCTGTGAGGACCGAAAGGGCCAACACTGAAAAATATGTTGAGAGTGCGTCGAGGGGTATGGCAAACTGTAAACTCACTAACTACGAGACAGTGTTAAGCACGACCAACTTTGATAAAGTTGTGTTCATGGGGGTGTTACGTGGTACCCATTTGGTTTACAAACATTGTCAAAACAATAAAAAAGATTTCTATTACATAGACAGACCTTACTGGGGAGAAAGCAGGGCAACCCCTTACTGGATGAGGTGTGTGAAGAATCAACATGTCAAGACATTCGTTGATCACAGGCCAGATGATAGATTCAAACAACAGTTCAAAGACCCCATAACACCTTTCCACAAGAATGGATCGTATGTGTTGGTGGTACCACCAAGCCATGCCATGGCAGAGATGTTTGACGGCAAGGACTGGCTAGACAACACAATGAAAGTATTAAAAGAGAACACAGACAGAGAGATTATTGTGAGAGAGAAACCTTACAATCCCAAGGCAGTGATAGACGGAGAGGGAAAAATGATTCCTGGCACAAGTGCAAACAACAAACCACCTAAGCCATTTGAATGGGACAGGGTACATGCTGTTGTGACCTTCAACAGTTCTATATCGATCAAGGCACTAACTAACGGCGTTCCTGCATTTGCCAACTTTGACAATCCTTGTATGCCCGTTTGCGAACAGGACTTCTCAAAGATAGAAACCCCGAGATACGAGGATCCAAGACCTGTGTTGAACAGTCTTGCCTACAACCAATTCACACAGGATGAATTCAGGAGCGGATACTACATGGAGATTCTAGATGGCAGATAAGATTAAACCTCACACGGTCGAGAGAGTAAAGAAAATAAGAGCGTGGGAACTAAAGAACAATTACAGCGAAGCCCAACACATCAAAGGGTTCAAGAAATACAAAAATTATTTTGTGCCGGAGACCATTGTGAAAAGTAGTAAGACTGTTTTAAGTTTTGGTGTTGGCGGCAATGTTGGGTTTGAAAAGGAAATAGCATTTGACAACACAGATTTACAAATTGAATTGTTTGACCCCACTCCCAGGAGCGTGACCCTTATAGATGACATTATAAAGGCATCTAGCCACAAGCTGATAGCAAAAAGATCTGACCACACAGAAAACATACAGGCCTGCAAAAGAATACATTTTAATCCAGTCGCATACAGCAAGGAGAACGGAACGCTACCTTTCTACTTTGACCCCTCACGTGAGGAACAGAATATCACAAAGGCAGTACAGGCCAAACAAAGCTTCTCGCTAGTAAAAAAATACGAACACTACAAATCAGTAGACGTAGAAACTAAAAATTTAAAAACAATAATGAGAGAACTTGACTTGTCTAAGGTTGACATGCTCAAAGCAGACATAGAAGGACTCTGGTGGGAGTTTGGCAACGAAGTGTTAGACAATAAAATTGATTGTAAGTTTGTGGCAATTGAACTTGAATTAAACTTTGAGGAAGGTGAGAAGATAGAGCCAGCACTAGACAAGGCACAACTGCTGTGTGACAGATTTAAAGCAAACAACTATGATGTTGTCATCAACAGGAGACGAGACAAGCTGATGTTGGAAATGCTTTTCATAAGGAAAGATGCATATGAAAGTTGAGATATTTAGAAGGACAGTAAAGGACAGACGTAGGGGTGCCAGTTGGGATCTGTTACAACACATGGCCACGGGTATAAGGGCATGTGGCGATGAACCTGTTATTGTCAATGAAAACAAAGTTGGTCCATGGGATAAAAATGAGATGGAGCCCACTGCACCTATCGGTTGCATGTTTGGATATGGCGGTACTAATCAAATGCATCACACCAAAGGGAGAAGAAGAGATCTAGTGGAACGTGCCAAGAAGAAAGGCATACACATAATAACATTTGACGGTGGAATACTTTCTAGCTTTGGCAACACTATAACTGATCCAAATCATCACTGGCGTGTAGCACTGTACTCACCCATGAACAACGGAAACTTCCTGAGCGACAACAGTCCTCCTGACAGATGGCAACGTATGAAAAAGCTATGGAACATAAACTATGCCCCATGGAGAAAGTCAAACCAAGATGATCCAATACTGTTTGTGCTACAACCACAGGACAACTGGAGCATGAACGAACTAGATCCCATCAAGTGGTTCAATGATGTGTATGATAAACTGAGACCCGCTACCGACAGGAAATTCATAGTGAGGCCACATCCTAACCATGTTGCCGCAATGGAGAAAAGAATAGATGAATTCCCCGCAGATGTACAGGTGGTGATAGGACAGAAATTTTTCAAGGGAGATGAGAAAAAGCATTACAGATTCAATTACCAAGACGCATTAAATAATTGTCATGCTGTTGTTACTCACAATTCTACTGCCTGCATCGACTCTTGCGTTCGTGGAATACCTACCTTTTGTACCTCAGATCTTGCACTCGCTTGGCCTGTAGCAAACAAAGATCTTAATAATATAGAAACACCAGAATATCCTGACAGGGATCAGTGGGTGTACGATCTCGGATACAAACAATGGACAGAGGCAGAGATAAAAGATGGTACCGTATTCAAGAGATTTAAAAAGAAATTAGGATTATAATATGTGTGGCATTTATGGAATAACAGCAAAGGATCCAGAGTTTATACAAAGCTTCATAGATATTTGTAAGCACAGAGGACCAGATGGAGAAAGTGTTTGGACATCTGACACAGTAACTTTAGGACACAATCTTTTAAGTATAATGGCATCACCGGACCAGTCACAACAGCCGTGGAAGACACCCAAGGGCAACATGCTTGTGTATAATGGGGAAATATTCAACTATTACGAATTAAAACAGAAACACACAAACTTTGTGGACACGACAGGATGTGACACAGAATTACTTGCATGGGGATTAGATACATTTGGTTTAAACTTTATTGATGAGATAGATTCAATGCATGGTTTCGCATACTACGAAGTGGCCAAAAAACAAATCACTCTGAGTAGGGATCATGCCGGTATCAAACCTGTGTACTATGCAGAAATAGACCAAGGACTAGTGTTTGGATCCGAGATAAAAGGCATGCTTGATAAAGTTCCGGGCTCACACACAGTTGATAAACTGGCCATGAGTTGCCTTGCATACACGGGGATCAATGCCACACGTAACACTTGTTTTAGTGGGATAAAAAAACTGTTGGCTGGTGAGACTAAAGTTTACAACATAGCAAATAAAAAATTTATAGAAACAAAAAGAATATTCATAAAGCCAACAAGCGATCATTACTTTGCTCCTATTGAGTTTAAGAAAATGGCAAAGAAGACTGTGGAGATGTGTAGCATAGGACAAAGGAAGATAGGTGTGTTCTTAAGTGGTGGTCTAGATTCAAGTCTAATTGCACATGAGCTAAACAAATTAAAAAAGCCTGCTGTAACATTTACGAATATGATGAGACCAAATATCGTAACAGAGGAAGATTTCAATAGCGATGCGAATGCGGCCGGGGAGCTGGCAAAGGTAGAAGGCTATCAACACCTGGTGGTTAAAGTCACACCAGATACTGTCGTAAACAGTTGGAATGATTCAATATACTACATGGAGCAACCCATGTACAACCAGAGTGTTGCCATGTACTACTACACGAACAAAGTTCTGCACGACAACAGTATAGTGGTCACAATGGCCGGCGACATGGGGGACGAAATACTGGGCGGATATCCCAAGTACTGGAAACTAAAGCAGGCAGAATATCTTGAAAGAATGATTGGCAAGAAACAAATAGAATCGTGGGACGATGTGTTAACATTATGGATGCAGAGAATTAAACGTCCACTGGCAGGATTCATGATGGGTGGTACCCTCTCAAAGAAAGATGTATTTGAAGAACTAAAGAAATGTTATCCGGATGACTTGTGGAATCCCAAAGATCCTGTAGCTTCTTACATGGCACTGGACTGTGTCACACAGGTACCGGAGGAGTTCTTTATGAGAAATGATAAATTTGGAATGGCATTTGGCATGGAAGGCAGATTCCCTTTGGCAACAAAGATGTTTATGCAGTACTGCATGAGTATACCTAGTTTCCAAAAAATTGGGATTGAAAAATTTCAAACAAAATTGCCTACTAAAAGAGCCTATGAAAATGTATTGCCAGAGATAATAATTAAAAAGGAAAAAACAGGTTGGACAGTGCCGCTGGGCTATTGGTTAGCAAAAGGCCGAAGCACAAGGCTAACTGATTTTTACAACAATGCATTAAAAGATAAGGGCGGCCTGGGTATTATAAAGGCCAGTGCCAAAGCAGGGAAGTCGTTGGTGCCATCGTGGATAGTAAGTGATTGGATAAAAAAATATAAAATGAAAATATGAGATACAAAGTAATAACAACATTCAAACCTGGTGATTGGGACAGATACGCAAGACGCATGGTGCAGTCTGTTATAGACCGATGGCCCGACGTTGACCTCACAGTATACTACGAAGGGCAAGGACCGTATTTCGATCACCAAAGAGTCACATGGGTAGACATAGACAAAGCAAACCCAAAACTGCATAAGTTTAGAGAGCATTACAAAAACGATCCTGTGGCCATGGGCAAACTTGATGAGATCCCGGGCGGTGTGAGACGTTCGGCTAGGCTTGCGACAGAGGGTGGTCTCGATGCAAAGAAAGAATCATACCTGTGGAACGCTGTTAAGTTCAGTTACAAGGTATCCTGTGTTACACACGCAGTCAAGACGTATACCGATTACGATTACGTGATATGGATAGATGACGATACATACACATTCCGAGATATACCTATGCAATTCATAGAAAGCATATGTCCTAACGATACACTGGTAACATACCTAGACAGAGAAAATGATCGTGGCAGTAACAAATATCCAGAGTGTGGACTGGTATGTTACAACATGAAACACAAATTGATACAAAATTTTGTTAACGACTGGGAACAACTTTACACGTCGGCTGATATATTCAAACTGTTGGAATGGCATGATTCATATGTGTTCTGGCACCTGACAAAGGAATACAGGCAGAAGCATTCAGCAAAAGTACACGACATAGGATATTCAAAAGGTGTAAAAGGACATCATGTGTTTGTAAACAGCGAGCTCGGACAATACATAGATCACTTCAAGGGTGATCGAAAAAGGGCTAGAAGTTCCAAGGGAGAAGACATCAGGAAGACACCAGACATGCAAAAGATCGACTACTGGAGTAAGAAATGAAAGTAAGTTGCTTTACAGATCATGGACCACTGAACTCCAAACCTGTGTTCGAGGCGTTTATAAAAAGTATGAGGCAGGCCGGAGACACTGTGTTTGAGAACAAGGACGACGGACAGTGTGACGTGGCAGTGATATGGTCAGTGCTGTGGCAGGGCAGGATGGCCAAGTATCGTAACATATGGGACACTTACAGGAAAAAAAATAAACCTGTTGTTGTGCTAGAAGTAGGTGGCATAAAAAGAAATGAGACTTGGAAGATAGGAATCAATGGTATAAACAGAGAAGCCGACTTCCACAATGACAACGTGGGAGGAGAACGTTGGGGGAAATTTAATGTGGAACTGAAGCCATGGAAGCAGACGGGCGAAGACATAATCATTTGTGGACAACACACCAACAGTCATCAATGGAGGAACAATCCACCGATGTCGGCATGGTTCGATCGACAGATCACGGAGATCAGGAAGTACACGGACAAGCCCATCATCATCAGGCCGCATCCTAGGAATCACGTTGCAATAGACACTACAAAATACAAGGATGTAAAAATAGTAGGACCTAAAAGGGATAGGAACACATACGACGACACAGACCTTGCAGAGAGATTGAAGTCAGCATGGGCAGTGGTCAGCCATTCAAGCAACCCTGCCATGACGGCAGTGTTCTCAGGCATACCTGTTTATGTTTCTGAGGCCAGCCTGAGCTACGACGTTGGTAATAAAACATTTGAAAACATCAACAATCCTGACATGCCTGATAGACAAAACTGGGCAAACAAGCTATCATACACTGAATGGTGGACAGATGAAATAGAGCGGGGACTGCCATGGAAGAGAATTAGAAAGAGACTGGAGGAGAAATATCTATAATGACTATTTTAAGAAACTTGCCTGGTGCAAGACAATCGTTGGATCCCATTGAATGGAAACCCTACGAGGGAGAGACAGTCAACACACACCTAACAATACGTAAGGGAAAGAAGATCCAGGAGACTGCCTACTATGAGGACCGAGTCAAGGCAGTGCCACGTGGCAATGCATACTGCATAGGAAATGGTCCTTCACGTAAAGGATTTGATCTTAACAGATTGAAGGCAACAGGACAGACGTATGGATGTAATGCACTGTACAGAGATTTCATTCCTGACTTTATTTTTTCAATAGACTCACCGGTGACATTAGAAATGGTCAAAGAGAAAGTTTATGAGAAGTGTATACACTACACCCCCTCGCTGGAAGTCAATCGTTATCCAAAGGGTGGCCCATCACACCTACACCTGATCCCAAACAATCCACACTGGATATGTGGTAACCAGGCCATATGGACAGCGGGTGTCCATGGACACAAGAACATATATCTACTGGGATTTGACTTTAGGGAGTTTGGCAAGGATCAATTGAACAACATCTACCAAGGCACAGAGAACTACGGCGAGAGACACAACGACACAGTGTTCTCTGGTTGGCTGAAACAGTTTCGTGACATGTTGAAGCTAAGACCATATGTCAACTACATCATGGTACACGACAACCCACCGGAGTATATGCACAACGTACAGACAGGCACCGACTTAGGCAACAGTAAAATTATAAGTTACAAAGAGTTTGAAAAGGTATTAGCACCTAGCTAAACGTAATCCTGCACGTCTAAATTTTTCTTTCCAAGCAAAGAAATTAGCGTTGTGATTAGAATAGGGATCCTGCAACCAAGCCATCTGATATAAGTGTACCATCTCGTGTGCTAATGTTTCTATAAAGTCTTTCCATTTAGGAAACCTATTGTTTATTTCAATGTAGTAGTCAACTTCTATATGATATGGAATTACCCTCTGATCGAACTTCCCTTTGGGTGTTTTCCTGTTATCCCAATTGGCCACACATCTGCCCCAATCACAGTGTAATCTCTTTACCAACAATGGTACCATTGGTAATCTATTGTTGAAGAGACCATTGTTCATGACTTTGAACCAGTGATATGCCTGTTGTTCTGTAGGTCTGAAATCAACTATATTTTTGTGCCTAGTCTGGGTGTTTTCCAACCTGACCTTTAGTTGTTTCCTAACATTTACCTTTTTATTTTTATACTTTTTCATGGTTGACAGTATTACCAATTATGCTATACTATAATAATAATTATCTAAAATCACATGGACAATATGCACACAGATTTGCCAAAAACAATTAACGAAGCACTTAAAATACTAGCATATA